TCTCAAATGGTTCCGAAGGCACAAACGGCACAGAATCAACGATTGCTCTATCAAGACTTGCTAGAGGTATTGACCTCTATCAGAATGCAGAAGAGATTGATATCTCTCTTGTTCTTGCTGGTAAAGCAAACACAGTTATCGCTAACTATCTTATCGATAATATCGCTGAAGTTCGTAAAGATTGCGTTGTATTCATCTCACCAGAACGTGGTGATGTTGTTGAGCAAGCACTCGGTGCTGAACTTGATCAGGTTTTAGCATTTGAAGCCGCTCTATCTCCATCATCATACGCTGTTGTTGACTCTGGTTACAAATATCAGTATGACAAATATAACGATAAGTTCCGCTATGTTCCACTCAATGGCGACATTGCTGGTCTTTGCGTTCGCACAGATGACACTCGTGACCCGTGGTATTCACCTGCTGGTTACAACCGTGGCATCATCAAGAACGTTGTCAAACTAGCATACAATCCTAAAAAAGGCGAACGTGATCAACTCTATAAAGCTGGCGTAAATCCAGTGATTACACAAGCTGGTCAAGGTACACTTCTCTTTGGTGACAAGACACTACTTGCTAAACCAAGCGCATTTGACCGCATCAACGTTCGTCGTCTCTTTATCGTTCTTGAAAAAGCAATTGCTACTGCTGCTAAGTATTCACTCTTTGAATTCAATGATGAGTTTACACGGGCACAGTTCCGCAATCTAGTTGAGCCATTCCTTCGTGACGTACAGGGTCGTCGTGGTATCTATGACTTCCGAGTTGTTTGTGATACGTCAAACAATACAGGTGAAGTTATTGATCGCAACGAGTTTATTGGTGACATTTATATTAAGCCTGCTAAGTCAATTAACTTCATTCAGTTAAACTTTGTTGCAGTTAGAACTGGCGTAGAGTTTGAAGAAATTGTAGGTAAGTTCTAATAAAAACGATAAATAGTATTAAACAAAGGAGTTAATATAAATGGCTTTCAACATTCAAGAGATTAGAAGCCAATTAGTGCTAGGGGGAGCGAGAGCATCGCTCTTCCAAGTACAAATTTCTAATCCGGCAAACGGCGCAGGTGACATTAAAGTTCCATTCATGGTCAAAGCAGCACAGATACCAGCATCTACAACAGGTGTGATTGAAGTGCCATATTTTGGTCGCAAGATTAAAGTTGCTGGCGACAGAACATTTGCTGAATGGACAGTTACTATCATCAACGATGAAGACTTTCTCATTCGTAACGCAATGGAACAGTGGTCAAACTCAATCAACTCTCACGCTGGTAACATCCGTGAGTTTGGTTCTGCTTCACCTCTACTATATAAGTCTAATGCTCAGATTACGCAGTTCTCAAAGACTGGTGTTCCTATTCGTGAGTATACTTTCAATGGTATGTTCCCAACTGAAGTTTCTGCTATTGAAATGGCTTGGGAAACAACGGATGCGATTGAAGAATTTACAGTTACGTTCCAATACGACTTCTGGGAAGTATCTGGTGGCGTAACAGGCAACTCAACCGCCTAATATAAATAGATTCATATGGGGGCTGGTACATCCAGTCCCCTCCAATCTATAGAGGTATAATATCAGTATGGCAAGAAATCTATTCGGCTTTGAAATTAAGAGAAAAAAAGAAAATGCAGAAAGCATTGTATCGTTCGCTCCTCCGGTGGATGACGACGGCGCTACAGTTGTAACTGCTGGTGGTGCATATGGCACATATGTCGATCTAGAAGGTTCTGCAAAGAATGAAGCAGAGCTTGTCACAAAATATCGCAATATGGTACAACAGCCCGAAGTGCAAAGAGCAGTTGAAGATATTGTAAATGAAGCAGTTGTGGTGACTGATGATAGAAAGGTCGTTGAGTGCGTTACTGATGACGTAGATCAACCAGATTCAATTAGAAAAAGAATTCGTGAAGAGTTTGACGAAGTTGTTCGCTTGTTAGATTTTTCCAATATCGGTTATGATGTTTTTCAGAAGTGGTATGTTGATGGTAGACTTTACTATCACGCTATCATTGATGACACAAACGTCCGTGAGGGTATCAAAGAACTTCGTTTTATCGACCCAAGAAAGATTCGTAAGATAAAAGAAGTTGAACAGAAGCGTGAAGGTGAAATTTCACTTCAAAAAGTAAAGAATGAATATTACGTTTACAATGAAAAGGGATTCAACACTGCAAGTGCTGCTTCGGTAGGCTCTGCTGGTGGAATGGATGGTACAAAAGGTATCAAGATTGCAATAGACTCAATTGTTCATACTACATCTGGTATTTTAAACGAAAATAATTCTCTCGTTCTTTCTCATCTACATAAGGCAATCAAGCCTATGAATCAGTTGAGAATGCTTGAAGATGCTGCTGTTATCTATCGCATCTCTCGTGCGCCAGAGCGTCGTATTTTCTATATTGATGTTGGCAACTTGCCTAAGATGAAGGCAGAGCAATATCTAAGAGACATGATGGCAAAGCACAAGAACAGGCTTGTTTATGATGCATCTACTGGTGAAGTTCGTGACGACCGTAAGTTTATGACAATGTTAGAAGACTTCTGGCTTCCAAGAAGAGAAGGTGGTAGAGGAACAGAAATCACTACACTTCCAGGTGGTCAAAATCTTGGTGAGATGGATGATATTTTATATTTTCAAAAGAAGGTATATCAATCGCTTAATGTTCCCATTTCAAGACTCGATACAGAAAATGGCTTCTCTCTCGGCAGAGCTTCTGAAATTACAAGAGATGAAGTTAAATTTTCTAAGTTTATTAATCGTCTTCGTAATCGCTTCTCTACATTATTCAACAAGGTTCTTGAGAAGCAATTGATTTTAAAGGGTGTGATTGCACCAGAAGATTGGGCTAATATCAAAGCAGGCATTCGCTACGACTTTATGCATGATAACCACTTTGAAGAATTAAAGCAAGCTGAAGTTTTACAGAATCGTCTACAGATTGTTGCTGAGATTGATGAATACACTGGCAAGTATTACTCTGAAAAGTGGGTTCGCATGAACGTTCTTCAGCAGTCAGAAGACGAAATGAAAGAAATTGATGAACAGATTGAAGAAGAGGGTGAAAAGAACGGCGACGACTTTGACGATGAAATGGATGATAATGAAGCGGAAGATAAGCCTGATCAGGAATCCGATGAATCGTAACGATTATAAATATATGAATATGGAGTTAATATAATGGCAGAACATAGCGTAGTAGATTTATTGAAACATGCTCACGAAAATCAACCAAGTGATTTTAAAAATGCGTTTCAAGATATAATGCAGGATAAACTTGGTGCTGCAATCGATGCTAGAAGAGAAGTTATTGCACAGCAGATGATGAATGGTGCCGAAGAGGAAGACTTGGATTTAGATGTTGACCTCGACGATGAGCCAGAAATTGATAGCGCATAAGAATAAAAACAAATTATAAGGAAACCAAAAATGCTATCCTTTAAAGATTTACAAGAAGTGCTACAGCCAAAAGCTGCTGGCGAGAAACGTTTTAAAGACAAACACGTTGCTGATACTATTGACTATCCGCTAAATGACGCTGAAATCAATAAGGGTACAAAGAAGTCTCCTGCAAAGAAGAAGCGTATTGCTGATAGTGAAGAAGGTAAAGACGCTGCTGTTTATGAAGAAAACGATGATGAGATGACACCTGCTCAAGAGAAAAAGCGGGAAGAAATCGTTATGGCTATGAAGAAGGATAAAGAGAAGCTACAGTCTCGCTATGGCGAAAGCTGGAAGGCTGTAATGTATGCTACTGCTACAAAGCAAGCGATGAGTGAATCTTTTGAACTTGACGAAGCAATAAAAGGCATGTCTGCAAAAGATGAAAAAGCACTAGAAAATTATATGAAAAAACTTATTGCAAAAATGTCACCAGAAGATAAAGAGAAAATAGCAAAAGACCCCAAAGGGGCAGCAGATTTCTTCTTTAAATCATTTAAGCAAGTAGCATCTAAATCCGGTAGCATGAAATTTGTGAGCAGAGAAGAAGTTGAACTTGATGAAGCCCTACCTCCACATCTTGCCAAGTATATTGGAAAAGATGGAGATTTCACACCAGAAGTGAAGAAGCGGTTAGGCAAAGATTTTATGAAGAGAATGCAAGTTCCTTCTAAAAAGAAGTCTAACGTTAAAGATGTTACACCAAAGGGCTATGGTCCAGATGAAGAACTGGATGAAAGCGCAGCGGGTATTGCTCAACTCAAAAAAGCATATGAGCCACTGCGTGATAAGAAAATTAGTTTAGATAACGCTAAGAAGCTATCTGCTATTATGGATAAGTTTGCTGACGATAAAGCAATGCTTATTAAGTTAGTCAAAGCAGACATTCCTTTCGTGAGTTCAAAAGCAGTTACAATACTTATTACGAAGCACAATATGAAGGGCGCTGAGATTAATAAGATGATGAAGGAAGGTAACGCATTTGGAATGGCGCTAAAAGCAGCTAAAGAAAAGGGTGATAAAACTTTCGTAGTTGCTGGCGTAACATATGAAGTATACGAATCTGCTGACCTTGATGAGGCTCCTAGACGCCCTAAAGCCCCTAAAATAAAATTTGATGATATTATGAATAGAAAAGAGAAGCCAAAAACTTATCAAGTCGATATTGATGGTGGTAGAGCAACAGTAACCGCTGCTAGTGAAAAAATGGCAATTCAAAAAGCTATGACTAAACTAAAAATCAACAAGAAAATTAAACCTCTTCCCAAAGCTACAGTAAAGGTTATGGAAGATGTTGGTCTTGATGAAGCAAATTTGGCAAAAATGTCTGATGATGTACTTAAAAGTAGATTATCACAGATGGAAAAGTCGCTAAAAACCCGTGGAGATAGTCCTGCCATACAATTTGAGATTAAACGTCTTAAAAAAGAAATGAAGAAAAGAGGCATTCAAGAAGAAGTTGACCTTGATGAAGCAAAGTACACATATAAAGCAGCAACATTCAATGGTAATACTGTAGTGGGAACTGGTTCAACTGAAGAGGATGCTATCAAAGATGCTAAGAATAAAGCAAAGGAATTGGGTTCAACCCTTCGTAAGCAGATTTCTATGAAAAAGGAAGATGTTGACCTTGATGAAGCGTTCAAGATTAACCCTGTCAACACTAAACTTAATGATGGTAGCATGGTAAAAATCTCAAAGGATGATGCTTCTGCTCTGAATGGTCTATACAATTCGCTGAACCCAGCAAATGCAAAGACGATGATTAAAAAAATGATGCAAGATAAAAAAACATATGGTGAAATCCTTGCATTCGCCAACCAAGCAATGTAAGGGAGAGAGCAATGGCAGCAATCAAAATTGTAGCAAACACAGTAGCAGTAACAACTGCTCATGCTCAAATTACTGATAGTAGAATTCAAAGAATTTACAATAGTAACACAACCGTTGTTGCGAATGTAGAGTTTGGCGCAAACAGCACTGCGGTCACTAAGATGATTACTGTTGGTCCAGGTGCTACTGTTATGGTAGATGTTGGCGCACTCAGAGATGGTGATGATGGCGACCAAGAAATACACATCAGTCTAAACGCAGCCTGTAACCATGTTTACAGAACACCAGTTTCAAACGGTTAGGACAAGTCAATGAAATTAATCTGCGAAGTAAACGATGATGTTAAATACATCACAGAAGCTGATGAAGATGGTAAGCCTAAAAACTACTTCATTGAAGGCGTCTTTATGCAAGGCGACCTTAAGAATCGCAATGGTCGTGTCTATCCTTCTGAAGTTATTGCGAAAGAAGTGAAGAGATATAATAAAGAATTCGTAGAGAAGAATAGAGCTTTTGGTGAACTTGGGCATCCTGATGGACCTACCATCAACCTTGAACGAGTATCACATATGATTACTGACTTGCATCAAGAGGGTTCGAACTTTGTTGGTAAAGCAAAGATTATGGACACTCCAATGGGTAAGGTAGTAAAAAATCTTATGGATGAAGGTGCTACACTTGGAGTATCGTCTCGTGGTATGGGATCAATTAAGGCGACCAAACAAGGTATTATGGAAGTGCAAGGTGATTTCATGCTTGCTACTGCCGGTGATATTGTTGCTGATCCATCTGCTCCAGACGCTTTTGTAAAAGGTATTATGGAGGGGTCAGAATGGATTTATGATATCGCTTCTGGTAGCTGGATGCGGGAACAAGTGGTCGAACAGATGGTTGCAGAGACCAAGAAACTTTCACCTCGCAAACTTGAGGAACAAAAGTTCAAACTATTCGCAAAATTCTTAAATAATATTTCAAAATAAAAATTTTTATAAATAAAGAAAATAACTAATAAACTCTAAGGAGACAACACATGTCAGATCAAGAACTTGATCAGTTAGACGAATTGAAAGCATCTGGTGGGGATGAGTCCGAAGTAATGGACCCAACCCCAGTTAATGCTAAGAAGCGTAAAGCTGACAAAGCAACCGCTAAAGAAGCCGCTGATGCGGAAGATAATGACGAAGATGAAGAAGATGACGAAGCAAAGGTCATTAAAGCATCTGCAAAGAAAAAGACTGGTAAGTCTATGGACGAAGCAGTAAACGAAATCTTTAGTGGTGAAGACCTATCCGAAGATTTTAAAGAAAGAGCTGCTGTTCTCTTTGAGACAGTTGTTCTAGAGAAAGTTAATGTCGAAGTCGAACGCCTAGAAGAAGAATTTTCTTCTAAGCTAGACGAACAGGCAGAATTAGCAACAGAAGACCTCACTAAGAAGGTTGACGCATATCTTGATTATGTTGCAGAACAGTGGATGGAAGAAAATACGCTTGCAGTTGAAAGCGGCATTCGTTCCGATATTGCAGAGTCATTCATCTCTGGTCTCAAAGAACTTTTCTCAGAGCATCGTATTGATGTGCCTGATGAACAAGTCGATCTGGTCGCTGAAATGGCAGAGAAGATCGAAGCACTTGAAGCTAGCCTCAATGAACAAATCGATACCAATATTGAGGTTTCTAAAGAGCTTGATGAAGCTAAGAAGTCCGATGTATTTGATACCCTTTCCGAAGGCCTCGCATACACACAGGCTGAAAAGCTGCGTTCACTTACGGAAGGTCTAGAATATGTAGACCTTGATGATTACAGCCGTAAGGTCGAAATCATCAAAGAAAACTATTTCGGCAAATCAGCAATTGTTGAAGAGACAGACGAATTAGACCCAGTAAATGAGGAATCAGATACAAAGTATGTTGATCCTCAGATGGCGCTATACGCTAAATCTATCAGCAAGACTTTTAGAAATATTAAATAATATAAATAAGTACATCAAATATTCTTAGTTAAGGAGAATCTTCCAAATGTTAAACGAAGAACTAAACACCAAGTGGCAGCCTATTCTGGAGCATCCAGACCTCGAAGGGATTAGCGATCCACATAAGAGAGCAGTAACTGCTATTATTCTAGAAAACACACAAGTGGCTTTGAGAGAAGGTAGTGCTTGGTCAACCAACACACTACTTAACGAAACACCAGCGAACAACATTGGTGACGGCGCAACTAACGTTGACACTTATGATCCCGTTCTTATCTCTCTCGTTCGGCGCTCTATGCCAAACCTGATGGCTTATGATATCTGCGGCGTTCAGCCAATGACTGGTCCTTCTGGTCTCATCTTCGCTATGAAGTCTCGCTTCGCTAACACAGCTAA